GTACGTCATCCCTGTCATGAAGCCCTCGCGGGCCATCCCGCTGATAAAGCAGGCGGCCGCCGATCTGGGCATGACCGTGGACAGCGCGAAGCACGCCACGTCGTTGCTTGGCGGGAATCCTTCGGCGAACATCACCCCGCCCTACGCTGCCGGCGGCGGTTCCACCGTCAGCAATGTCACCAACAACAACTACAACAACACCGTCAACTCCCCGGTCACGCAGAACATTTCCGGGACGAATGATCGCAGCATCGCCGATATGGTGTCCAGGGATCATGAGAAGATCGTACTTCGGAATATCAAATCGGTGTTGGCGTAAATGGAAGTACCAAAAGCTCGTGACAATCCCTTCCAGATATGGTATACTAGGGCAAGGAAAAATGTCTGGAAGGGGTATGGCTATGAATTTGATCGGAACCATCTTTTTCGCTCTGCTCGTAGTAGTTGGAGCATTGCTGGTGGCCATGGGTGTCACAGACCAGCAGTTGGCAGGAGGCATGGTCATTGGTGCGGTGTTACTGGTTATCGGAGTGATCGGTATAATCCGTACTCGGATGGCACAGAAAAAGAAGAAGGCACGAATCTCGGAGATCGGCTTGGACGCCTACAAAGCTGAGCGTAAAGACGAGAAAAAGGCCGCACGAGAAACGGCGGCCGCCAATTATGAGATCGACTATGTTGTCCTCGCCGGACAAGAAAGCAGAACCAAGACAGGAAGCGCTGTGGCGCGTGGCGCTGTAGGCGGTGCGCTGCTTGGCCCTGTAGGCCTTCTGGCAGCAGCAGGTGCGAAAAAGAATACGGATGTGGCAATGGTGATTCATTACAAGTCTGGTAGAACAGAAAACAAGACGGTCAAATTTAATAGCAAGGATTTCAAGAAGTATGCAAAGTATATCCGATAAGGGTTGCTTTGGAAGAAACAGGCGCACCGCTTCGGCGATGCGCTTTTTCTATGCTCAATTACCCGGCGACAGGCCGAAGGGAGGCGACAACCAATGGCTCTGACAATGGCTTCCGGCCCCTCCATCGGACCGGTTTTCTTTGACGCCGTGTTCAGCACGACCCATGAGGCCAACGTGACGATCACGACACAACCCGTGGAGATCGGTGCGAACATCGCCGATCACGCCTATGTGGAACCTGATACGGTAACCATGGAAATCGGCATGTCGGATGCGTCTGAGGACGCCGGGTCGAACCACAGCGTAAACGCCTACAATATGCTGCGCTCCGTCATGGAAGCGCGGGAGCCGATTTCTCTGTACACCCGGCTCAAAAGCTACACCAACATGATGGTGGTCTCGATCAGCGTCACGGACGATTACACCACGTCCACGGCACTGCGCGCCAGCATCATGCTGCAGAAGATCTTGATCGTGAACGTAGCGACGGTGAAGGTGCAGCAGACGGTTTCCAGTTCTAAGTCTGAATCGAAGAGCAGTAGAAAGAGTACAAAGTCCAGCGGGAAAAAGAGCTCCAGCAGCTCCAGAAAGTCAAGCTCCAGTTCCAGTTCCAAGAAGAAGTCGGTATTGAAACAGATGGTGGACAATGCCAAAGGCGCATCGTCGAAATCCACGACTAAGGCTGTTACCAAACCATCCGCTACTGCAAAGGCCAAAGCGGCGAAGGCAACAGGCAGTAAGCTCACGCTGAAATAGGGAGGGATGCTGAATGGCATGGAACATCGTGCCGCTGGAAACCTATCCGGATCAGGTCATTCATGTAACGGTTCCGGCACAGAACGAGAACAACGTTCAGCTCATTCTTCATCTCCGCTATAACACCGAGGGCGAGTTCTGGCGCATGGACATCTCCGACAGTCGGGACAATCTGCTGGTGACCGGCGTGCCGCTGCTGACCGGCGAATATCCTGCGGCCAATATCCTGAAACAGTTCGATTACCTGGGCATTGGCTCGGCGATCATCCTGAACATGACGGAGGCGACAGACGCGGATATTCCCGGCCTATCCGACCTGGGCACGGATTTCGTGCTGATCTGGGGAGATGGTGATATCGATGAGTAACGTTGGCTATGAGCAGTTCATCAGGGGCTACAGGCTCCTGATTATGCCAAAGAACGGCGGGAACGGCATCGACGTTTCCCAGCTTCGCATTGTGTTTTACATTGAGAAGTCCACGACGGAAACGCCGAATTACTCCCAGATCATCATCTACAATCTGGCCCAGTCCACCATCGCCGGCATCAAGGCCGGTGACAAGGTGATTCTGGAGGCTGGATACGAGAAGGGCAACGTCGGCATGATCTTCTCCGGGGAGATCGTGCAGCCGTATGTCGCCCGCGAGGGCAGCGTGGACATCGCCCTCCACCTGATCTGTCAGGATGGCGACGAGTATCTCACAACCGCCTACACAGCCCAGACGCTGGCGAAGGGCAGCACGCTCATGGATGCGGCGTCCGCGTGTTCGTCCGGAATGGGGAAGAACATTCTGACGTCGAAGCTGAACAAGAAGTACATCCGCGGCAAGGTGCTGTTCGGCAAGAGCGCGCAGCTCATGCGCGTGTTCGCCAAGACCACGAAATCGCAGTTTTTTGTCAACGACGGCAAGGTAAACATCTGCGCGGCAGAGGATTACGATGGGAACACGGCGGTGGAGCTGAACCCCATGACCGGTCTGATCGAAACGCCGAATCAGACCGACGACGGCGTTTCAGCGAAGTGTCTGCTGAACCCCTCCTTGAAGCTGAACAGCCTTATCCATATCAACGCGAACCTGATCGCCGTCCAGCAGGCCTCCGCTTCGCAGGCCGCGACGGACGTCAACGCCGACGGTATCTACAGGATCGTGAAGATGACCTATGAGGGCGACAGCCGCGGGCAGGCGTGGTACTGCACCTTTGATGCGGTGACACAATCCGGCGCGAAGCCGGACGGACTGGTGCAAGGCCAGGAGAATCCGTGGAGGTAACAGACCATGAGAACAGTGAATGAGAGAACCGCGACGCTGGCTGACACGATGCGCGAGCTGTCCGATAACGTCGGTGGCATCGTGCGTGTGGCCATGCCGGGCATTATCAAAAGCTGGGACAAGGCCACTCAAACCGCTTCGGTACAGCTTGCCATCCGCGAGAAGATCATCAAGGAAGGCGCGGAGAAGGACATCGACATACCCCTGCTGGTGGACGTGCCCGTGATCATGCCGCGCTCCGGCGGCTACATGCTGGCCTTTGCGCCGCAGGCCGGAGACGAGGTGCTGGTGATCTTCGCCGATCTGTGCATTGACGCCTGGTGGCAGTCCGGCGGTGTACAGAATCAGGATGAAGTCCGCCGGCATGAGTTCTCGGATGGCTTCGCCGTATTCGGTACCTGGAACCAGAAGCGCAAGCCCTCGCTGCCGGATAGCGGCGTACGGCTGCAGACAGACAGCGGCGGCACCTATGTCAGCGTCACCAGCGGGCATATCGAGCTGCATGCCAGCAGCGTCACCGTGAACGGCAGGCAGGTGCAGACCATATGACGGGAGGGATAAAGCATGGCCGATGAAGATATTCAGCGATATTTGGACAGAACGGAATCCCAGCATATCATCAGGCCGAAATACATCGCTGCCGTGACCGCGCTGTTGGAAAAGCTGGATGCTGCCCATGGTATCGCCAAGAGCATACCGGGCTATTATGACGTTGCAACGGCCGTAGGAGAGCAGCTCGACACCATCGGTGAGATCGTCGGCGTGATACGCAAGACGATTCCTCTGTACGTCCCCAACGTCACGGAAGTGCCTGATGACGACTTGTACAGGACGATCATCCTGTCGAGGATCATCCAGAACAACTGGGACGGAACCAATGAAGGCTTTTATGAGATATGGGAAGCGACAGCGGCTACTCTGTTCCCGGTCATATACCACGACAAGCAGGATATGAGCATTGACGTCACCATCCTGGGTGAAGTGGACGATCATATCGCCGATCTGATTGCCTATGGGTACATCATTCCCAAGCCCATGGGCGTCGGAATGAACACCTCCATTCTGGTTGAGAACAAGCCCGGTGAGGAACGGCTTTATGCAGGCACAGCGATGTATGAAGCCGACATCTTCAACCTTGGTACGGTTGTCATGCCGGACATCGAAAGCCTTGTTCCTCTGGTCGACGAGCTGAATGTCATTATGATGGACGAGAACGGTGTCCTCCTGATGGAATGAGGTGAGCAGCAATGCAGGCGCAGTATACGACCAATCTGAAATACCGAAAGCTGGATGAGAACGGCGATATGCTGTTTGGGCATGGTGACGACGATTTCCTGTATGGGCTGGATGCCATGGCCCAGGTGGTGCAGACCCGTCTCAAGGCGATCTACAACGAGTGGTGGGAGGGCGATGAAACCGCGCTTCCGTGGTTCACGGATATCCTCGGCGCCCGGGCCTCGATGTTCAAAAAGGACGAGGTCGATCTGATGATAATTGAGCGCCTTATGGACACCGTCGGCGTGATCAGCGTTTCAGACATCGAATCCAGCCTCACCAACCGGCAGTACTCTTTCAGATGCAAGGTGCAGACCGTCTACGGTGAAACGACTGGGGAGGTGAGTATACCTTGAGCTACTTCAAGCCTTATGTGGATGCGACGGGCATCCACTACCCGACCTACAATGAAATCCTCGAACAGCTCATCATCGATATGCAGGACATATACGGTGGTGGGCTTTATTTGGGCTCGGATTCCCAGGACTATGAGATGCTCTCTGAGTTCGCGGAAAAGATTTTCGACGTATACCAGATGGCGGAGGTAGCCTATAATTCACATAGCCCTGTCACCGCTGTTGGTACTGCTCTGGATTATATCGTTGCTGTGAATGGTATCACCAGGAAGCAGGCCACGAAGTCGAAAGTGACGGTATCCCTGATTGGAGCCCCGAATACAATCATTTCCAACGGCGCTGTCGCCGATGAATTTGGCTATATGTGGGATCTTCCGGAGACCGTGACGCTCGACGCCAACGGCTCGGCGATAGTGGAGGCTGTATGCCGAGAGGCTGGCATCATCTACGCAGCCCCTGCCACCGTGACGAAGATCATGACGCCTGTCGCTGGCTGGGAGAGCGTGACAAATCCTTCCGAGGCGACCACCGGTTCCATCGCGGAGAAGGATTCCGAGCTGCGCGCTCGACAGGCGCAGTCCGTCGCCCTGCCCACGCAGTCGCTGATCGCGGGCCTTGCCGGCGAGATCGCGGCGCTGGACGGCGTGAATCGCTACGCTGTATATGAGAATGATACCAGCTCCACGGACGCCAACGGTTTACCTGGACACAGCATCTGCTGCGTGGTGGAGGGCGGCAATCAGAAGGAGATCGCGAAAACGATCTACAATCGAAAGACACCGGGATGTGGGACGCACGGGACCAAATCAGTCACGATCTACGACCGTTACAATCAGTCGTCCGTCATCAAGTTCACGCCTCTTTCCTACGTGGAGGTGGATGTTGAAATCCACATCACCGCCCGCACAGGCTATGTTTCGACGATGGCCGCGGAGATGAAGAATGCCATCATCGAATATCTGGACGAGTTCTCCATCGGAACCGACCTGACCACTTCCATCATCTGGATGGTGGTTCAGCAGGTACAGACGGACACCAGGAACCCCAGCTTTTCGATCAATTCAGTGAAGGCGGCCCAGCACGGGCAGACTCTTTCTACCAGCGATGTTGTCATCCCCTACAACAAGGTGGCGAAGGGCCTGGAA